ATGGAAACACAAAGACAAACCAAACTTGCACTACATCATACAAAGTTATGACACCGCGTTTAGTAAAAAAGAAACTGCCGACTATTCTGCAATCACTACCTGGGGTGTGTTCTCACCTGATGACGCAAGGCCGGCTTTAATTTTACTTGATGCGCAGCGTGGTCGATGGGACTTCCCGGAACTCAAAGAAATAGCTTTGGAGGAATATAATTATTGGGAACCTGAGATGGTTCTTGTTGAAGCCAAAGCGAGCGGTATGCCGTTGTCCGATGAACTTCGTCGAATAGGAATACCCGTAACCAATTATACACCATCCAGGGGCAACGATAAACGGACAAGGGTCAATTCAATTGCACCAATGCTTGAATCAGGTATGGTCTATTATCCAGAGAACAGAACTTTTGCAGAAGAAGTTATTGAAGAATGCGCCGCTTTCCCGTATGGTGAGAATGATGACTACGTCGATACGGTCACTCAAGCGTTGATGCGTTTTAGACAGTCGGGATTAATTCAACTACGGATGGACTATGAGCCAGAGCCCGTAGGTAATACGAGGAGAGTATTTTACTAATGATTGATGACCCTTTATCAAGAGCCATTGGGCAACAACAGTTAAAAGATGTTTTAGTTGATCCTGAGTTTTACGATCGGGCTCAAATGAAAAAAGTCACCTCTAAAGTTTTAAAAGGTTCCGCATTACGCACACCTGCTGGTAGAATAGCAGGCATAGCAAGTTTAATTTTTCCAGGAGATAAACTGTCAAAGATATCTGACAGAGGCATAAAAAAACTAAAAGTTATTATGAACCGGTTGGAAGGTAAAAGTGCTAAAGAAATAGAGGAAATGAAAGACATAGGTTTTAAAAAAACAAGAATAAATAAAATTTCAAAAGACGCTAAAGACCAAGGAATAGAGTTTCCATTATCAGGAATTAAGGCAATAAATGTTTCTAAAAGACAAGAAGCAATAGAAGCTATTAAAAAAGCAAACAGAGAACAAAAGCCTTTGTCTCTTAAACAACTAGCAAAGAATCTAGGATACAAACACGAAACATCTATTATAAATCTTAACTTACCTGTTAAGTTGAAAACCCCGTTTCAGGCGAGTAGATCAAAAGCTGTGACAGACGAGTTTGATAAATTAGTTTCTAAGAAAAAATTATTGGCTTCCGATTTAGCTGGTCTTAGCACCACTATAAGTGACAAATTAAAGGTAAGTAAGAAAACTGTAAGTGACGCATTAGGAGCACACGAACCTTACAATAAAATTTATCCTTTAATAAAAGGAATAAATGCAAGAGGAGCTTCTTTGCCAAAGAATATCACCTTAAAAGATTATGCAAAACAAATTAAAGAAGATGACTATAGATTACAACTATTAAGAGACAGGACCGCTAGAAGAAGAAATGTTTTGTCCAATATTTCTGACGTAGGAAAAGAACGTCTTTTAGCAGGAACTAAAAGATCAGGACAAGAGTTTCATCATGCAGATTCAAAAATTTTTCCCGTTACAACAAAAAACACAATGTATGTTTCAGGAGAAAAAAATAGAGGGATTATTAAAACAGCTGAAAATAAAATAAATAAACTTTATAAAGACAGAGAAAATTTATACAGAGAAGCTGCGAAAACAGGAAAACAACCGGAAGGCTTTGTTAAAAAATTAATGAAAATAAACGAAGAAGGTGTAAAAACAGTTGATCAACCTGGAGTTAAAGGAACTTTAAATTTTAAAATTTTAAATCCTCAGACATCAAGTTTTTATAATTACGGAATTGATCCTACCAAAACATTAGAGGGTCGTGTTGCTTTAGGTAAAAACATAGCTGATTTGACGAAAGAAGAAATAGGGCTATATAGAAAATTTGTTAGACCTAAAAAAGATGGCGGTATGATAGTTGATACGTATTCTGATGGAACAAAATTAAATAAAATTAATAGTTATTTGAAAGGATTGTCGTAATGGCATTTTTAAATCATAACATACCTCCATTTTCAGCATATATTAAAAACGAATATCTTTATGATCATACAAAAGGTCATGGTGAACACACATTTTGTGATGTTCATTGTGTTGCTTCTTTAGAACGTAGAGCTTTACTATTTGAATGTTTATTGCCCAACGGTGTTAACTGGACACGTAGACCCATACATGCATTTGTATGGAAAAAAGATGCACCTAAACACGAATTAAATATTCATCAATATTGGGATTGTTTTTCTTCGTACGTAAACGTACAGCGTCGAAATAGATTAGCAAACTGCAGGGCAGAACTAATTGATTGCAAAGGTGTTAAACGTAAAGGTACCTACATGTTTACTATTGACTGGTCATGGGAAGATAAAGCTTCTTTTTTAGATACAAATTTTTCAGAAGATCCAGAACATAAGTGTGCACATATGTTTAGAATGGATGAGGGTAATTTCTTTGCGTACCCTAATAACAGAATTATATGGTACGATGATGCGTTTATGGAAAAAAGGATTGAAGAAAATCCTGGATACTTAATTGATCAAAATTTTTACACAGTGGAGAACACTCGTGAAGATTCATGGACGGATGACTCTTACATGACACAATTTGAACGTGAAAAGTGAAAATATTTTTTGACCATATTTATGGCAATACAACTACGTTTGATTTAATTTATTCTTTAGCTCTTGCTGAAGTCTCAATTGGAGAAGAAGAAAGTGCACTAGATAAAGGTTGGACTCCGATTGATTCTTACTTCTATCCTTTAAAAAATTTAATATGGATAAATTCTAGAACTACTAGAATTAATATTGAAAATTTTAAATGGAGAAAAAAATACAGACGACTTAAAAAAAATGATGTTACGTTTAAGTTTTTTTTAAAAGGTGAGCCGATGCCTTATGATCAAGAATGCGAACGCGTATACGAACATTATTGTAAATTAAAAAAATATAACGACCACTCTGATCAACTTTACGATCACGATTTTAAAGACAATGACTACGTTGTTTATTTTTATAAAAATAAAATAATTGCCTATTCTAGTTTTAAAAGATTTGAGAACTCCGTAGTGGCAGGAGAATTTGCATGGGATTACGAAATGCCCGAACTCAATATGGGTTATTTTTGCGTGAATGTAGAATGCGAATATTACTCACGTATGGGTTTAAAGTATTATTATAATCCTTTTGCCTATCAACTAGTATGTGATTACAAATCTCATTTTGATAAGTTTGAGTGGTGGACAGGCAGAGAATGGAATACTGATAAAAAAATTTTTCGCACTTTGTTGAAAAATGATAGCGCTACTAATACCTTAGAAGATCTCGATAAAAACACACAAAAATTTTATATCTTGAAAGAGCAGAAATAATCTATTAATATTAGCGATGATTAATCGTTCACAATTAGGGAAAACCACTATGAAAAAAAATGGTAAAAAATTAAAAGGCAATCAAAATAAATTAGATGCCAATAAAGATGGTAAAATATCTAAAGAAGACTTCGTTCTTTTGAAAAAAAAGAAGAAGAAAAAGAAAACTAAGAAGAGCAAGTAATGGGAAAACTTTGTCCAAGAGGTAAAGCAGCAGCAAAACGTAAGTTTAAGGTATATCCTTCAGCATACGCTAATATGTATGCATCAGCTGTATGTTCAGGCAAAGTCACACCTGGGGGTAAAAAGAAAAATAAAAAAGCTGACGGGGGAAGAGTTGGTTTAAAGAATGGTGGATCACCAGGTAAGATTGCCAAAGGTTGTGGTGCGGTTATGAATAACCGTCGTAAAGTAACCAAGTATGTCTGATGGCGAAAAAAGGTTTAAGAGCATGGGTCAAAGAGAAGTGGGTGGACATTGGAGCACCCAAGAAGAATGGGAAATACCAGCCATGCGGGAGAAGCAAGGGATCAAAGAGGAAGTATCCAAAATGCGTACCGCTTGCAAAAGCCACACGGATGACAAAGTCGCAAAAGGCGAGTGCTGTCAGACGAAAACGAGCTGCAGGTAATCCAGGAGGTAAACCAACAAATGTAGCTACGTTTGCAAAACGTAAAAAAGCTGCAAACGGAGGTTCAATGAGTAATTACAGACAACATTTAAGAAAACCATGAAGCCAACAAAAATAGGAAATGAATGGATAACATCCACTTATAAAAATTTTCCTATAAGTAGACTACAAACAGGAGAATATATGAAAAATAAAGTTAAAAAAATAAAAAAAGTTGTTAAAGGTTTAGAAAAAGCATCTAAGCTGCATGCAAAACAAGCTAAAACCTTAAAAGGTGTTATAAAAAATGGCAAAAGATCCAGTAAAAGGAACGGGTAAAAAGCCAAAAGGGTCAGGGAGGAGACTTTACACTGATGAAAATCCGAAGGACACTGTACGTATTGCGTTCGCGACTCCGCAAGATGCCCGGAAGACTGTGGCGAAGGTCAAAAAGGTATCTAAACCGTTTGCGCGCAAAATTCAAATCTTAACAGTTGGAGAACAACGTGCTAAAGTAATGGGAAAATCAGAGGTTGCACGTATATTTAAACAAGGAAAAGAAGCTATAAGGAAAAAACATGGCAAGAAAACCAGATAAACAACCACCAAAGACTAAAAAATACTTTAGATCTACTAAATCAGGCGCAGGCATGACTAAAGCTGGTGTTGCACGTTATAGAAAAGACAATCCTGGTTCAAAACTTAAAACAGCAGTTACAGGTAAAGTTAAAAAAGGCAGTAAAGCTGCAAATAGAAGAAAATCTTACTGCGCACGTAGTGCAGGACAGATGAAAAAGTTTCCAAAAGCAGCAGCAGATCCTAATTCTAGGTTACGTCAGGCTCGTAAACGTTGGAAGTGCTAACAGATGTTGTGTCGTAATTGTCACCACGGATGTCATTGCAGTAATAGTGGTCAGTGCGCTGTATGCAAGTGTTCAAACTGCGAACATAATGCCTTGGACGAATTTTGGGACAGGCTAGATGAAAAGGAAGTTGACGCAAAGCAATAAAAACAGTATTCTGGGTTAGCATTATAAGGGTAGTATTATGATAAATAGAGAAAAACGTATTAAAGATTCTTCTCAAGGTTTAGGAAGTATGATGATGGCTTCAGATCCTGAAGAAATGAAAGTTCCAACAGATATGATAGATGATACTGAAGGAACTTTTCAATCAGATGAAGCAGATATGATTATGCAGATTATGCAATCTGGTCAGCTAACTCAAATTAAAGAAAGC